CTCACTAATGGATGATCACAATATGAAAGAATACATTATGTATGGAATAGACGTTAAGATCCAAGAAAAAGAAAACGAGATTAAAGATCTATCAACTCAAGTCGATGACAGAACTCGTAAAATTACACAACTCAAACAAGACATAAACAAAATACAACAACTAAAAACAACAATATGATTGCTTTAATAGATGGCGATATGGTTGCTTACAGGGCAGCCTTCCTCGCTGAAACAGAAATAATGTGGAATGACCAATATTGGACACTTCACTCAGAGCCTAGCAAGATGCAGTCTGAGGCTATACGTCACGTTGGTGAATTAATGGATGAAGCTAATTGCGATTCCGTTGAGCTTGCTTTCTCTTCTAAGAAGAACTTCAGAAAAGACCTAAACCCTCTTTATAAGTCTAACAGAAAAACAAAGCGTAAGCCTTTAGGACTTAGTGCTCTCATTGAGTGGATGTCAGCTAATTGGAAATCTTACACTGTAGATAATCTTGAAGCTGATGATGTTATTGGTATTATGGCATCTAAGCCAAACAACAACTACATCGCAGTAAGTGGTGACAAAGACTTCAAGACTATACCTTGTAAGTTCTACGACTTCACTCGTAAGCAGTTTCACGATATTACAAAAACAGAAGCTGACTTTACTCATCTATGTCAAACCTTAGCAGGAGATCCTACAGACGGATACGCAGGTCTTAAAGGTTTCGGTATGGTTACTGCTGAGAAATATCTTAACAAACACGGAGCTACTTGGAAGTCTGTTGTTGATGCTTATACATCAAAAGGCAGTAACGAAACAGAAGCTCTTTTAAACGCTCGTATGGCTTATATTCTACGCCACGGAGACTACACTAAATCAACAAAGAAAATAAAACTATGGAACAGCTAGAATTTGACTTTATGAAAAATGATTCAACACTCCCTGATTCAGGAGAACGCTCTAACTTTGATACAGGAGCAGTTCGTGATGCAATGAACGGAAAAGGTCTTCCTTCATTATTACCTATCGCAGCACTTCGTAGAGCCTCTCAAAGGTTTGAAGAAGGTGCTACAAAATACGGTAGGAACAATTGGCAAAAAGGTATTCCTTTAAGTCGTTATGTTGATGCTATGTACCGTCACCTTTGGCAGTACATGGAAGATGATAAAGCAGAGGATCACGGTGGTGCTGTTATTTGGAATGCTATGTGTTTGGTACAGACAAAAGATTGGATTGATCAAGGAAAACTCCCTACAGAGCTTGATGATATAGGCATAGGAAGGAATAAATATGATACTTAAAAACACGTCAAATTTTCCAAGTATTCCTAAAGAGGTTGTAGAATCTCTTAACAAAGCTTTCCCTATGAAAGATTTTGGAGCGAATACGGAACATTCGTCGCTCTTATTTCATTATGGACAAAGATCAGTAATAAACTTTCTGACTTCTAAATATAATGAACAAAATGAAACAATTATAAATAAAGAAGAATAATTATGTGCACAGGCTCCCCTGACATTCCTGACCCTCCTATTCCTCCTGCTCCTCCTCCTCCTCCGACAAAAACAGCGGAAAAGGTAGATAGAAGTACAGGGGAAAAGAAAAAGAAAAAAAGAGGCGTAGGCAATTTAACAATCAAAAGAGCTTCTGAAAACTCAGGAAGTAATATTCCAAGTTACGGAGGTAATACTAAAGGATCAAATATACCTAAATAATGGCAACTAGAAATATAACAGGCGTTAGAAATAACTCTGACGGATCAACAACTGCATTAAACTATGCGATCGGTAACGATAACTCAGGTCAAATAAGTGCAAGTGATACGCTTACAACAAGCAACCTCACTTTAACACTTGATTGGGGTCCTATGGAAGGAACTCTAATGTGCAGCGGTACATTCGGTGGAGGAACAATAACACTATCTCAGAAGGTAGGCTCCGTATATGTAGACTTAGCAGACAGTGCTTTAACTGATGCAGGAGGATACAAATTCACAAGCGGATCTAGCTCAATGAAAGCTACTCTAAGCGGTGGTGGTGGTAGTTCATCTGTATTTGTACAAATAAACGCTCTTTAAATGAATATCCAAGGTCAAGTAACTTCACTTGTGCAGAAGCAGAGGCAGGGACAAATTAAAGTCGCTGCGTTACCTAATATATTTAATGATGCGTTTTCTATGTATGGGGTAGATGATTATTTAGGAACAGGAAATGCTGTTGTAAGATTATATAATTCTAGTTCATCACCACAAGAAAGAGATTTTACTGCTGCTGAGTTAACTGATGGAACTTATACTTCTTGGTACGTAAGTGGTACTACAAGAGTATACAAACTATATGACCAAAAAGGCGTAAGTGGTCACGATTTAACCGCAGGAGGTTCACAGTCTAGTCAAGCTCCTGCATATGTAAATTCAGGGAATTATATGGATTTTGCGGCTGTAGGTTATTATCAATATGCAACAATGGGTACTTATACCAATCCTCAAAGCATAGAAGACGCTTTTAATAACAACGTAGTTTCAAGTAACAATACAATGGTGTTCTCAGGACAGAAAAAAGGAAGCCAAATGTATCACTTACCTGTTTCAGGGCGTTCATTTATTGGAATGAGAGACACAGTTTCCCCTGTAGGTTTAGAACAAGCAGAGCATAGATATATCGGAATAACTATGTCGATGTTTTCCACAAACATAGAAGTATCAGGAAAAGACACAAGCCAAACTTTAGTGAAAAAAACCGAAACCCCTCAGGTAACGTTATCTCCCAATATGACTACATACGCAGGTGGTGTAAATAGAGTTTTTGCTTCAAGTGTAGTTGGAACTTACTTTGATTTGTTTGTAGACGGAGTAGAAAAACTTGTTGGCTCTAACACTACCGCCTTAAGTAGTCAGATGCGTATAGGTCGATTTCAATTCGGTAATAACGCTTGGTACACAAAAGGATGTGCATTTTTTAATAAACGATTAACACAAGATGAACACACTAGAGTTCATAACATAATGTCAGCCACATACTAATATGCCTAAATTTTTAAAATACGATACAGAACAAAAAGCTTTCGATAGAGCAGATATTGAAGGACAAGCAAGAAACTTACCTTATTGGCAAGACCCTACACAGTTTGAAATTAGACGCTATAACGCACCTTTTTATACAGCCGATGAAGAATGGGCTTTAGAAGTTACCGAATATACAACTTTAACAGACGAAGAAGAAACTCAAACTGTTTCTGAGTTAAACATGGAATTTAATTAATATGAATTATTCAACTGCAGAATCACTCTACACTTCACACGAAGGAAATAGATGGAACTATCTAGATCGTGCTAGAGACTGTTCAAAGCTTACTATACCCTACATAATGCCACAAGATGGTTTTGGTGCTCATAGTCGCTTAGAAACTCCCTTTCAAGGCGTTGGGGCAAGAGGAACTAATAATCTTGCATCTAAACTATTACTCGCACTCCTTCCCCCTAACGCCCCATTTTTTAGGTTAAAGGTAGACGAGCAAAAGCTCAAAGAAGAAGGAGCACCTGACGAAGTACTTTCAGAAATGGAGACGAGCCTTCAAGCCATAGAAGATAGAATTATGGATGCTGTTGCTAAAGAGTCTTACAGAGTTGGACTCCACGAGGCTCTCAAGCACCTTATCGTTGCAGGTAATGTTCTTTTATATATGCCTGAAGAAGGTGGATTAAGAGTATTTCATTTAGATCGCTTTGTTGTAAAACGTGATCCTATGGGTAATATCTTACACATCGCTACTAAAGAGGATGTTGCTTATGCTGCTCTTCCACAAGAGATCAAAGATCAAATAGGAGTAGAAAAGGGTAAAGACGAGACTTGTTCTCTTTATACTGCTTGCTGTCTAGAAGGTGATAAGTGGCATATATGGCAAGACATCAACGGAACAAAGGTTCCTAATTCAGAAGGTTATTTCAAACTAGACGAGTGTCCTTTTATTCCTCTAAGATTCTCTCGTATTGACGGAGAGGACTACGGACGTGGTTACGTTGAGGAATACTTGGGTGACCTACAAAGTCTTGAAGCTCTTACCAAAGCTATCGTAGAAGGTAGTGCAGCAGCAGCTAAAGTGTTGTTTATGGTTAATCCTAACGGAACAACAAGACCACGTACTTTAGCAGAAGCTCCAAATTGTGGTATTGTTCAGGGAAGTCAAGCTGATGTCTCTGTGCTTCAATTAAACAAATTTAATGACTTTAGAGTCGCCCAAGAGACTATCGGACAAATCAAAGAGCGTCTTGCTCATTCGTTCCTTATAACGAGTGCACAAGTACGTAACGCTGACCGAGTGACTGCAGAAGAGATTAGAATGCTCTCTCAGGAGCTTGAAAGTGCTCTAGGAGGTCTTTACAGTCTACTA